CATCACCAAAAACAACGTTAGCTGCTTGTGTCATTACGACTGAACCTACGTTTGCTACGTCTGTTCCTACAGTAGAACCTGTAGTATCTTTAATTGTTCCAGCTTTAACTGGCCCTGAAAAAGTAGTGTTTGCCATTTTATTTCCTTTTGCAGAAGGTCTCTCTTTACTATCTCTGCAACGTCTGCTAGGTCAGTTAGTAAAGATTATTTATCCTAGAACTTTTCCCTCCAACAAATGCAGGGGCTAGGTTAATAGCCCCAGACGAAAACTCCATGAAAAACACAAAAGCGGACTTGTAAAAACATAAAGCCTTCAGTAAGTATTAAAACATAAAATTTTCTAAAATACAAATAAAAACCCCCGCAAAAGCGGGGGAAAACCTAGGAGGGGGAGGTTTATTCTTTTTGCTATTATGCTCCTTGTGAACCCCACATACCTAATGGGTCAGACCAGCCGAAGCTGTATCTTTCACGAGCTTTGTATCTAGCATTACCTGTGTCAAAGTCTCCGTCCATGCTTGTTTGCATTGGAGTTCTAACAAAATGCTTCATACCGTTAGGAACATCAGTCTTCAAGAACCATGCATCAGTATCTGTTAAGAAGTGATTCACAGTGTAACCTTGAGGAATAGCGCCCATTGATCTAATTGCGTTGATGTCATTGTCTGCTGTAGCAGTTCTAAGCTCAGTCTCTAAGAGTCTTGTAGCAACAAACTGTAGAGCAGGTGGAACAACCATCTTAAGTGGTCTAGATGCGATTAATAAACCTCTCTCATCTGTCCAACCAGCAATCTGAATAATAGCAGCTTCTAGTGAAGTCTCATTCAAGTCAACGTTAGTTGAAGGCTCGTTTGAGTTTGTACCACCAGAAACAAGTGGGTGAGCTGTAGAGAATAACTCAACGCCATCACCACCAGCGTAGCTACTATTGAAGCCATTGTTAAGAACTGCAGCAGCTTTAACTTGCTTTGTATACGCCATTGCTCTAGCAAGAGCTTTAGTGTATCTGCTTGATAAGCTGTCATACAGATTGTCTTCCATAGCTTCTTCTGTAATTGAAAATCCAAGAGCAATTGTCTCATGGTTGTATCTAGCAGACCATGCTTCTTGAGCATTGTCATAAGATATTGCTGCACCTTCGTCTTTAACTGGCGCTGCACTAAAACCTGAGAGCTTTACTTCTTCCTCAAAACTTCTTTCTGAAGATTCTTGGTCAAAGATTTCTTTATGCTCTTCACCATATTTTTGATACTCCAAACCAAATAAGGCATTTAACCCTGGTAGGAGTTCCTTTAATAATTGTGCACGTGATATAGCCATTATTTATACTCCTTATTATAAACCAGTAGCAAGTTTGTAAGCATGACCACCCTTAGTGATATTACTATCCTCATAAGGTGCATTAAACTTAACAATTACTTCTGTGTAGTTACCAGAGGTATCAGTAGTTTCTTCAACTACATCAACAATTCTCATTGGTAAAGTTTTTGTTACAGCAACACTAGAGCTAAGAACAGCTACTTTAGAGTTACCATTTTGTGTATTACCTGCATTTTGTACTAACGCTGCATTACTTCCGATAGAACCGTAAGCGATACCTGCAACTACAGTAGTTCCAGATACAACAGCTACTTTAAATAAAGCATCTGGATCATCAACTACATAAGCCTGAATGTCAGAAGCGACAGTATCAGCAGGGTAGTATTGTTTGAATATTTTTTGGTTTGTAGCTGGGTCAGTGTAAGTACAACCTACAAAAACACCAATTACACCCGTAACAGCAGTTGTAGTAGTGCCTGCTTCTTTAGCTATAGTACCATCGGCTAATCGAGTTACGATATCACCGTTAAATATATTGGTATTATAACCTGAAGCAATCTTCATCTGCCTTGTAGAGCCAGCATATACTTGGCCACCAATTAAATTAACTGGGACTAAGCCATATGGAGCTGCAACAGTTGGATAAGCCATAATAAACTCCTAAAATCAAAATTTAACCGTTACCACGAGAAACAGTCGAACGTTTGTCACTAAAGAGCGGCATACGAGGATTGTTTTCTCGCAAGAAATTATTATCTACCGCCTGCATTTGCTGTTTGTTTTGATTAGCATAATACTCATTTCTACTCTCAGCAGTTTCAGTTGGTATTTTACAAAGCATCAATCCGCCAGATTCGATGTTTCCATCTTTATTACCAGTAAATCCATACTGAGTAACAATCTCTGGATGATCTTCCGCTTTGACAGGTATCCATCCTTCACGCAGTTTAATAGATGCATTTCTGTCATCTCTCTGCCCCAATAAAGAAGTCCTTATCCAACGGAACCTAAATCCGTCTTCAGGGTTTGGGTCAGGTAACTGTTGTGGAGGTACCCAGTTTTTCGCTCTTTGTGTTTTCTCTCGTGTTTTTAAGTTCCTGTTAGTGCGACTTTTATCTTGTGTCATTTGCATCTCCTTTATCTATTAAGTTGTGCTACTTGTTTTGCATACTCCTCGAGTGGTACACCCAATCGCTTAGCCATACTTACCTGAGTAGCTGTTAACGTAATCTTCTTAGAAGATGGATTTCGCTTAACAGGAGCAACCACGTTGCTCGGCGCAATTTTGGTTTTAGGCTTTTCTTCCACTGTCTCTTGAGTATCTGTATCAGAATCCTCAAATTTGTCAGGAAAGACTTCCCGCAACCTTTTGTCTATCTTTTCATAGTATTCATCACTATCTACTGGTACACCGTCAGAAATCAACTTTCTATGATTTACTACAGCAAAAGCAGACATTTCTTCGTCATTTCCAAACCATGTGTTCCGCTTAAACCATGCTTTAGCCTTCTCAGAAGGCTCCGGAATTGACTGAGAATTACTTTGATTATATACATTTTCAGACTTTTGTAAAGTATCTTGTTGTTTTTCTTCATACTTATACTGAGGTTTGTAGCTGGACCACTGCCTTTTTGACAACGTAGCATCAGCAATTTCTTGCTGTGCTTTAGCCATCGCTGAAGCGTCACCATCCTCGTAAGCCTTAACATACTTAGCATGCGCAGCTTCTAATGCTCTATCTGCGTTGCTAGTTCCCTCTTTAATAAGACTATCCTCACCGGTAGAAAGACTCTTTTTTAACCTTTCGTTTTCTTTGCGTACAGCTTCAGCATAACGAACAGCTTCTTGCATCTCTCTATCTTTAGTCTCTTTAGCCCTCCTTTCATCATGATATTCACGTTTTAATTTATTAATACGTTTTTGAACATCTTCACTATATTTATCTAACTCTTCATCATTGTCAGACTTTTTAGCTTTTGCAGGCTTTTCTTTTTTATCTTTATCTTTTTCAAGAACCGCCCTATCTTCAGCCGGCATATCATCTTCTATTTCAAACTCTACCTCTTGAGATTCAACCTGCTCTTCTTGCTTAGCTTCAATTTTTTCCTCTGTAGCCATACCGCCTCCTATACTCTACCGAATCCACGAGGGTCTGCTACTACTCCCTCTACGGAATCATCATTAATCATACGAAACTCCTCACCATCTATTGACATACGAGTCCCAGAATAGGATCGCATAACAACAAAATCACCTTTATTACACCAGGCACCGGTAGGAAACTTCTCCTTGTCTGTATATGCATCAGGGCCAAGTTCTAGAACAAACCCAACATTAGCTGCTGTGGCTTCTCTATCTACGGTACTTTGGGCTTTAATAATTCCTCCAGAAGTTTTTTCTTCTATCTTTGGTAGTGCTACTAACACTTTATATCCTGAAGGTTTCGGTAGGCGAAGGGATTTATCCTTCAACTCTTCCACACGGGCAAGAGTCTTCTCAACACTTATATCTGTCATTCAAATGTCCTCTGTTTTATTTGCAGCATCAACTAAATCAAGAAAGGCCCTTTCCGCTATTGCTAGCCCCTCTATCACTCCCACAAGATGCCGATATTGTGGAAAATCCTGTGCGCCGCCTGTCGAAACAGTGTCAGCGTAGTCATTCATTATTTTTCTTAAATCTGTTTTATATTGATCTTCTATTGTTGCCATCATCCCTCCTATTTAAATTATTGTCCTGGCATACCACCGTCTGCGTCTTTAGCTAACTCCATACCTATCTTAACACCCTCGACCTTTTGTTTGGCAGTAAGCTCCTTATCAGAAGTGGCTAGTTGAGCGCCAATTTTAGCACCTTCAATACTCTTCTTAGCCTCTATTTCTTCGTTTCTTAATGCAGAATCAACGAAGTCTTTTTGTGCTTTTTGTTGCATCTCAGCTTGTTTGATCATAACGTCTTGCTGTAGTTTCATTTGTTTTAGCTGTAGCTCAGCCTGCTTAATTGCAAGCTCTTGTTGTTGCATTTGAATAAGTGGATCTTGTGCTTGTTGCTGAGCAACTTCACCAGCAGATTGTTGCTGGACCTGAGCAGAGGCTTTTGCCATTAACTGAGATAATTGTACTTCCATATCTTCTGGCATCTTCGCATCTGGTGCAGGTAAGTCTGCTCCCATTTGTTTTTCTATCTCAACTCTATACTGCATAGCCACGTGTTCACCAATATGGGCCATTGCAGCCGCTTGTATGGTTCTAGCCATAGGATTTTGACCTATTAGTTGTGCTATTTGTGGGTTTTGTAGAGCTGTCATATGCGCCTCAATATGCGCTTTATGATCCTGATAAAGGAATGCTTTAACAGGTTTACTTGTCATTATTGCCATATTCTCAGAGATTGGGTCTCTTGGTTCCATATCATCTGATGTAGGCACAAGTTTTTGTGCGTCTTTAATACCTAATGTTTGTAACATCTGCTGATGTAACTTAGGTAAGTCATATAATTGTGGAGCTTGTTGTGCTAACTGTAGCGCAGCTTGATATTGAACCACACGCATTGACATAGTTGAAGCATTGGGGTCACTAACTGGAATAACCTCAATTTCACTATAGTCTTGTCGTTTGATTGCTTCATCATCTGCGTCATATTCATACTCCTCTGATGTGTGATCTGCGATTATATTTTTTAAGAGTTTAAACTCCATCTTCATGGTGTTATGCATACGAGCTTGCACAGCACTCATAACTTTTAACATTCTCTCTAGTATTGCAAGAGTCGTTCCTACAGGTGCCTCACTATTTATATCTACTGATTTAAAATCAGAAATAGCCGCCATACTTCTTCCTTGGTCGACTATATTTTGGAACAATGCCAAAAGAGTTTGTGATGGCTCCTTGTACGGGAGAAAGGTGATATTATCAAGGATTTTTCCACCTGGCACGTCTACGTCCCTAAACTCTCCTGGCATTATTGGGGTATCGTCACCTTTAATGCGAAGACCTCTAGTCTTTAAACCACCTGGCAGATTATTTAAAGTTCCTGCATCAACTAACTGTCGAAGTAAAGAAGTGCTAGACTTAGCATGCCCGCCAAGTAAATGAATAAGTCCAAATCCATAAAATCCAAATCCTGGTATATAAGTATAATGTACGAAGTGATTACGTTTGCGTTTTAACTCATCGTCCTCTTTCCAATTACGGTAAATAGATAGAATCTGCATAGAGCTACGCTCAATAGTAATAACATATGGTAGAGCAATCTGATTAGGATCTTCGCCTAAATCATACTCCACATGCATTTCTAATAACTCGTATCTATCATCCTCAGATATATCTACACCCTCAACTTCGTCTTTCTTCTTCTGTATAGATGTACGAGAAAATCCTGGATCACCTAAATCAATAGATGAATAAAATCCGTTAACTTGTAAGAACCTAACTTCATTCTCAGTCTTTCTCATAACGTGAGTTACACGTGAGGCTGTTGTTATATCTGAAGAGCCATAAGAAACAATTAAATCTTCTGCCGGAATAAACTGCGCAGTTTGTCGACCCATCGCTGGATCAAAATAAACTTTCTTAAATGCAGAACCTGCAATCGCTAAGTTCCAAAGCATTCTCTCATGCTCTGGTCTATATTCTGTCATCTGTTCTGTAAGACGATAATTCATATCATCTCTCACTCTCGTTGATGCTTTTTCTTTATCTTTTGTAGACTTACCAATAATAGTCGTTTTAACTGGGCCAGCAGCAGGAAATGTTTCTGTAATAGCTTCAGATTGAAAACGCACAACTGCTTCGGACAATAATGGATGAAATACACCACATGCACCGTCCCAAGGCTCAGTTCTTTCTTCTATATTTAAACCTAATAACTCTAGACCATCTTGATAAGTTTGTTTCCACTCACTTAATGATTCATCATCTGCCTCAAACATCCCAACTAAATCATCAGCAACTTGATTAAGTTGATCTACGTCCATATCATCAGCTAAATTTTTCCCATGCTCTCCTTCAAAAGATGGGTCGACAACCTTATCAACGGTAACTTCAACGCTACCATCATCATTCATTTCAATTTCAATACCTTTGTTTTCCTGCTCTTCTTCTACTTCGACTTCTTCAACAGGAGTTGCTTTAGTAATCTGAATGCCGATTGCCTTTTCAATAGCCATAATTTATCCTTCGTCTAAGGTAAGAGGTGCAGATAGTTTAGCCTTTTTTTCTTCAACACCTTCTAATGCTTCAATTTTCTTTGTCAGCCTCTGTATCACTTCATCTCTTTGCGCTAACTTTTTAATTAACGATTGATGCAGTTGAAAATCTAACTCCATCACATCAATCATTCTTTTTGCTACTTTTTTATTGTACTCAAAAAACTCGTTTAAATCACTCATTTCTTCCCCCTAATAATATGCCGCTTTGCGTTTTCTGTACCAAGGAATCTCCTCATCTTCCTCATCTGATTGTAATCTCACAAACCCACCTTGTCTAAAACGAAGTAGTGCTTGTGTGGATGAATCTACATAGTCATCATGGTCACCTGCAGGAAAAGCCGCAATCTCTTCAATCACTTCTTCTGCCCATCTACTTGGTGGCGCCCAAACAATGCCTGATGCAAAAATATCTGTTACTGCATTTACTCTCGCAATCTTATCATTTCCTCGCGTCGGTGTAAACTCAGATACAGGCACTCCCATCGATCTTAACTCAAATACAAGCGGCGCACCAGCAGCTTTTGCCTCCACAATAAGTGCATCAGGTTTCCATTCTTGATACATCTCAAAAGTTACTTCTTTTAATTCTGGAAACTCCATTCTCTTTCTATACGCATCAAGTAAAATTATATTGGATGTTTGTTTCCCTGTATCTTCATCTGTGTGGTAAAAAACTCCCCATGTAGTACAAGCAGAATAGTCTGCTCGATTTGATTTTAAAAACGCAGTATCCCAAGACTGAATAATAAATTCACAAGGTGGAGGATTGTCTTCTTCCCACATATTCCACCAATCACGTTTAATTAACGCTCCCTCTTCAGAAGTTGGTGCTTGTTGATATTGAGCTTGCCATTTGGGTAGTGGTAGTTGCGTCTTTAGCGCGGTGAGTTCTTCTTTACTCCAAAACTCAGGCCACAGTGGGTTACCAGAGGCAAAAAGTGCTGGAAACTCTATCACCTCCCACTCATCTCCACCGCGTTGCGCGCTGGCCTTAATAACTTGTCCAGTCAAATCTCGTTTTGCCCATCTTGTCATTACGATGACAATAGAACCCCCTGGCTGAAGTCTCTGCCGTGGGCCAGACGTATACCAGTCATATACCTTATCATAAACTTCAGGACTTGTCTCAGCAATCACTGCCTCTTGTTCCGAGTGTGGGTCGTCAATAATTAATAAATCAGCACCTTTACCAGTTACAGCACCGCCTACACCAATCGCAAAGTACTCTCCACCATGGTTGGTACTCCATCTACCTGCTGCTTTCGAGTCTGCCTGCAATTGTACTTCATCAAATACGTCCGCAAACGCCTCGCTGCCGACCAAATTTCTTACTTTTCTACCGAAACCTACCGCTAATTCAGCAGTGTGCGAGGTTTGAATCACTTTTTTACGTGGAAATCGCCCTAAAAACCATGCTGGAAGTAAATAGGAGGCAAATTCTGACTTCGTATGCCTTGGTGGCATGTTAATTATGAGTCTTTTTGTCTTTCCTTCTGCTACTCGCTCGAATGCTTTAGCTATTTTGGCATGATGCCGCCCGGATATGAATTCTGGCCACATTTGTTTTACAAAAGATAAGAAATCTGTCTTTGATTTGACTTTACTGCGGTTATTAAAGAGGTCAAGAAGCGCTATTTTCTCTTTTAGTGGTAGAGATTTTATATTATCTAGGTCTAGCCCCTCAATATCCGGCATTATTCCTCAACATACTGGGCATCTTCAACATCGTTTGCCTCATTTTCTAAAGTAAGTACTTCTGCTTCGATGGTTTTCTCATGCATCAACTCTTTTATCTTCTGCTCAAGTAGTCGATCTACCTCTTCTTCTTTATAATTCTTGTGAACAACTTCTTTTTTCTCGACAAACAGACCAACTTCTCCAACTTTACCTAATAATTCTAAAGCACGCATACGATTTTTACTATCTCCCGCATCTGCTTCGAGTAGTAATTTATTTACAACAAAGGTTCGTATTTCTTCTGGGTCATCTAGTGGGCTGGCTTGTTTGCCATCCACAACATCCACAATCTCTCTTCCAGAAAGAGATTCAATTTGAGCTTCTGTACAGGCGCGCTCAAACTCACTTACTAAATATTCACCTGCCGCTAAGACATCATCATATTCTTTATCGGTCAGATTATCTGGCAAAGGTATTTCTACCTGGCCTTCAGTACATATTATCGGCATGGGTTATTCCCAAGTTATAGTCCACTTATTAAGCGAAGTATAAAATATAATGTTAAAAAAGGCAATGATAAAAAAAGAATGATAGAGGACATTCCACAAAGAAAAATATGAAAAAGAAAACCAAACTCCAAAAGCCGCTCTAATCTGTTTTTCACTCGTAGATACCTGCGTCTATTAAACATTCGTCATATATTTGTAAACCAATAGCATTGGGGTTTTGTAGCATCCCTTCATACTTTTCTGGTTTACTTTGTTTTAGATGCATTAATTCTACCACTCTTCTATCGACTTCGTGAAGTACGTCTTGCTCAAATGGAGTGAGCATTCTATTTGTTTTTACCGAGGGTATTAAATCGTGGTTTCGTATATCTGCAAAGGTTACAGCCAAGTGATATATCTCTTCACATCGTTTATAAGGGTCTAAATCATCTAGTTTCCATGCGTGAGTATAGGTGAAATAGAAGGCTGCGTAGATAAGAGCAGGTACAAAAAATAATGGGGCGTAGGTCTTCATAATTAGATTACCACACTTGCAAGGCTACCCTTGTGCCCATACTCCCCTCTAAAAATTATATTAAAACTAATAGTTTTTCTTATATCGGGTGTTTTATTGACTGCTACATAATGTGATAGCCAACTATTAAAAATTACCATCTGGTTGGGTATAGCTTGTAAAACAATTTTAGCAGCATTGTTAGCATTATAAGGTGTATTTAATCGTAGTACACTAGTAGCGGGTCTAGGGTCGCAAAATATAGTAGGGTTTCCTTCAGTTAAATAGAAAATTCCACTAAACATATGGTTAGGATGACTGTGATATTCATGGTCTTCTCCTGTTTGTAAAACATTACCCCACATTTCTGTAAGCTCGATAGTGTAGTTAGGGTCTATACCTAAAGCTAGCATTAACTCAGGCATTGCTGTATTTACTATAAAACGTTTAAGTAAAGGTATATCAACATTAGCTTTATCAAACTGTACAATATTTTTAACGGACTCAAATTCTCGTGGTGTAAGTATATCTTTCCACTGAAAAATGTCAGTAGGGAATATTTGTGAATGTTTCATTTTTACAGAATACCATATATGGGGTGAGCATGGTACCAAAAAAACAGGTGGGGGGGTTTTCTGCGAAAGGGTAGTGGGGTGTCTGGAATTTGAAAAAGTTTTGGATTATTTGTGCAGAATAATATGTATATATAGCGTAGTGTGCTGCCGGGCCAAATAGGGGGGTGGGGGTACGGTGGGGTCTGGAAATGGTAAAAAGCGACCTGCCAAAAGTGTATAACAAGTGTATAGGTATTAATAAAAATAAATAAAAATAATTGTTGACTTATTCTAAAAGTGTAGTATACTTTAGTTATCGATTAACAAAACTTAGGAGAAAAAAATGAGCAAGATACTTGTTCAACATAAACCAAGAGTAAAACTCTTAGAAAAGAGATTCATCAATACTGAATGCCAAGAGGTAATGGAACAAATAGCGGAAGAGTTAGTAGATAGATTCCACTATGGTCCTAGAGAGCTACAAGAGTTGATGGACGAGAGAAACGTCGCGGACATCTGGGACGAATAACTTTAACCAACGGGGGCGCAAGCCCCCATAACTTAGGAGAAAAAATGGAATCAGCAATCATAACTTACGGAATAGTAATCGTAGTAACAGTATTAGCGCTAGCATGGGAGGTTCTAGCGCTAAGAATCGACAAGCATAATTCTAAATACAAGCAATACGATTTAGATGCGGCAGGTAACTTAATAAACAAGGAGGATAAATAATCATGGATGAAAAAATAATGGTAACCATTGTGTGGGGTTCAGAATCAGAAATAGTAAAAACATATATCTTCGAGAACGAAACACAAAAATCTTTTTTCATGAAGGGAGTGAATGAAGCCAACGGTTGGCTGAAATATGAAGAGGTCGAGCAAGGGCATGAAACAATTTCATATGAAGGCTAGATCGTATGAAGAGGGAGCTTCGGCTCCCTTCTTCTTTCTTACTGGCTTCGTTCTGCGTACGAACGAAGCCTAGGGGGCGCGCCCTGAAAGGGCGTAGCCATGCGGGTTCCAGGCTGCCTCGAATCGCCCTATCCATGCGGGTTTCCAGGGACCGATACTTTTCAAAGTGTATAACAAGTGTATAAGGCAGAACACAAAAAAATACTTGCTAAAAGTGTAGCGATTTGATATTATTTATACATGGCCAACGAGGTCAGATTTTAAAAACTTAGGAGAACGAAAAATGAATCATGAAGAATATTTATTTAAATTTAATATAAAAGAACTAGAGCGAGTTGAAAACATGCTGTTTAAAAGAGATAAAATAGATCAAGCTAAAATAGTTAGCGATCTATGGAGAATTAGCGCGTCACTTAACTCGCAGGGTAAAATTATAGACCGTATCAGAGACCGCTTATATTTCGGCGTTGATAATTATAACTTTTTCAGCGGATTTAACCAAAAACATATAGAAGATTTTCCGCAATATTGCGGGTCAGCCTATAAAGTATACATGGTGCTATGCACTCCCGTTTACGATTCACGTGTAGACAGGGACGAAAAAATGATGGCAGAAATGCACAGTGCATTATCAAAATATGTAGACCCAGACATCTGGGGTAAATCGGTAGGTATAACCGGTATTAACACCGCCCTTAATATCTACGGAATCCTAGCAGGTGGGCTGAGACAGAACTTCGGAACCTCCTAAGGGTAAGGGGAGCGAAAGCTCCCCGCTTTTATCAACAACACAATGGAGGCAAAAAATGGACTTAGAAGAAGCTAAAGAAAAAGAAACAGATCCAAACTGGCCATTTTCATAACAAGCCAGGGGAGCGAAAGCTCCCCGCTTTTACTGGCTTCGTTTATCGTACGAACGAAGCCCAACCGGGCGGACGCCAGGAAAGTGTAACAAGAATCGTGCCAATTAATTTAAAA